TGTTTGAAGTGTTCTCCACTCCATCATATCCATTTTACCTTTTGAATATGCTTGGCTTAATTGTTCAAGCGCACTTTCTTGTATTTGTGTACTTGCACCACCAGCTAGTATTGCATCATTTACTGCCAAGAATATATCAGCACTTTTCTGTACATCACCATTTTTAGATGTGAATCTTTGCACCGCTAATGCTCCGGCATCTAATGAAGTTGGTATTCCTTGTAATCCTTCACTTAATTTATCAATAGCTTTTTGGCTTTCTTTTGCTCCTATTCCTAAGTTACTCATAACCTTAGGAAAGTTATTCATTGTATCAAGTCTACTAATTGCACCATCCATACTTGAACGAATTACATCAAACGCTTTTGTTACTAATTTTGTTATTCCTAAACCTGTAACAATGTTTTTTACAGTTGCTCCACCTGATTTAGTTTTACTTGTAATATCATTTATGCCTTTTTGATATCCACTTGTATCAAGTTTTGTTTCATAAGTTAATCGTCCACCGATTAGACCATTCATTTTATCACCTCTTTCATTTTAACATATCGAATATTTTGTCTCTTCTTAATTTATCTTCTAGTTCTGCTTTTGTTAATGGTAATTTGTAAATATCTTTTAATTCTAACAATTCTTTTTCTTTTCCTTTATATGTTCTATACCCTTTTATTTTGTTAAATTCACAATCATTTGGCAAACATAACCACATTGCTTTAAACTTCCACCAATGTATCTTATCTATAGTTAAATCTACACCGTATGAGCGATGAAATTCTCCCCAGATATATAAATCATCGTGGTTGTATGAAAAAGCTCTTAAATTGCCTTTATTTGATGTTTTTTTGGGTATTTCTTCATCTTTCTTACCACACCTATAGAACCATAAAAATTTATCTACTGCATTTTTTAAAAGATTTTTACTTATAATTTTAAAAAAAGCAGGATAGAAAGACTTCAAAGTGTCAAGTATAACTTGTTTGTTGCCTTCTTCCTGCATTCTTTCTTCAAATTCAATAAATATTCGATAGTCTGTATTTATAATAAATTTCTCATTTTTTAAATATACATATTGAGGTAATTTATTATACATTCCTCTCATCTAATATCTCCTATATCTATCTCTTTTGGTTCTTCTTCTATAATTATTTAACTTATTAACTGTTTTATTTACTGGAAATAGCACTACTTCTGTGTATTGATTTATTATCCAATTAAGAACTTGAGTTTGTACATCTAGATTCATTGCTTCGTATCCATCTTTTACTCTTTGTTCATTAATTTTTTTAACAGCACCATCTCCAAGTATATCATCAATTACTTTTTCAATTATTTTATCATCTGTTTTTGCTTTTTCACTTATTTCTACTTCATTTAACTTTTCAATTTTATTGCTTATTTCAAATTCTAATCCATAAATTACAACTTCTATTTTTCTCTCTGTATCTTTATAAGATAATTCTCTCATTTTATTACCTCTCTATGTCTATTTTTTATTAAACAGTTGCAGTGAATGTCTTTGTTGATGTATCAAATGTTCCATCTACAAAATCGCTAACACCTTTAAGGCTTCCATTAAATGATATTTGTTCACCTGGATTTGCAGTCTTACCACTAATTGATACAGTTTCAGTTTGTTTTCTTGCTTTATAAACTGTTCCTGTAGAACCTACTTGATTCCATAACTCAACTATATAGTGAATAACTTGTGCATCAGTTCCAGTTTTTCTATCTCTAAATATTGTATAGAAATACTCTGATACTTCATCACCTTTTACTAAATCAGAAGTGATAGGAAATTCATCTCCAAAGCCTGTTACTTTAGTAGTTTTAGTCTTTTGATGAATATATTGTTTTTCACTTTCTGTAGGGTTTGAGTTTTCATCTAATTGAGTAATCACTCCTCCTAGCACTACGTTTGGAGTTTGAGCTGTTCCAATATCAAAATAATGTGCTTCATCAAATGTCATTACATCTTTCATATATTTCTACCTTCCTTTCTTATATCAAAATATAATTGTAAAGAATAAACACTTACTGCTCCATCTTCACTTTCTTCATAAGTTAATGCATTTGCACAACTTACATTTTTTACTGTCTTCCTATTATCTAATATAGGATAGTTTTGATTTTTGTTTTGTTCTTCTAACCAATCAGAAACCTCATCTAACCAATCAAGATTTGTAAACCTTTGTTCATCAATTTCACTATCGTTTTTCAATAACAACATGTATTGATATTGTCTAAACCACCCTTTATCCGTTACATACTTTAAAGGATATGTTACAAATCCCATTCTTTGTAAAGCAAGATTTTTTACATTATCTGTTGTTCTTTCACTATGTATTTCTTCTACTTCTGCTATTTCACTAATGATATCGCAAGTTTGTAACCATTCATTTATTTTACTGTCCATTTAACCTCCTAGAATAAGCAACTAATTGCTGTTCAATGTTTTTCTTGTTAGTAGATACCATTCTTTCAAAAGGTTTTTTACCTCTTTTGCCTGATTTCTTTTTTATTCTTGGAGAATAAGCCTGATAATACGCATAAGGTACGTTTATATGTACTAATCCAGAACCTGGTATACTAGATATTTTAATTGATAACTCTTGCACTCCTGTTTTCTTTGATACATATTCCATTAAATAAGTTGCAACTGTACTATCTAAAAACTTTTGCATTGTATCAAGATTACCATTAAATTTTTTAAAATATCTATCATTAAATTCTAGATAAGCACTATCATTTTTACCTTTTTCAAAATATACCTTACCATAAGGAAATTTTATATGTTCAGCCATTATCTGCCACCTATTTTTATATGGTTAATTTCTTTTAAATCTTCATCTTTAAATATAAATGATTCTACACTTGAAACTTCCACGACTAATGATTTACCGTATTTTTCTTTTAATTCTGTTAGAGGTGCTTTTATAACACCGTCAGAAACGCTTTTTAATACGATTATATCGCCTTTTTCACATTTCCAAGTATTATTATACCCTTCAACATCAAAAACCCTTATAAGTGCATTATCTGTTGAATTAACGCCTGTATTATTTCTGTTTAAATACGATGTATTTCTTACACTTGCAGTAATATTATATCTAACCCAACCATTATCCTTGTGATATATTGTAATTTCTTGTAATAATCCGTCCATTATATATACCTTATCAATTCTTGTGGTAGATTATCTATAATATTTGCTTTTATGTTATTTATATCATCAGCTGTTTTGTTAAGTCTGTTTATACTTACACCATCAATTGAAATAGTATTTGCTTTTCCATAGCTACTATTAGAACCATATTGATTGAAATAATCACATAATTCACATGCTGTATATTTCACTTTATATTGGTCTGTTTCATCTAATGTATGAATAAAATCAGCATTTAATTTTCTGTTGACATTCTTATCTATTTCTCTGCTTGCTTTTACAATTAATGAAGAAAAGGTGTCATAAGTTAATTTGCCTTTATATTCATTGGTATAAAAACCATAATCAGCATATTCCATTTACGACACCTCCTTTCTTATTTTTCCTTAGTTTCTTTTTTTTCTTCTTTTGGTAAAGTTTCTTTAACTTCTTTCTTTTCTTGTTTTAAACCAACAAATCTCATTTTATCACCTACTATGCCTTATTTGATAGATATACACCAGCAACTTTGTTGTCATATACATCTACTAAACCATAAGCACGATAGAAGAATAACCATTTGTCATCAGTTTGGTTGTCGTCAGGACTAACAACTTTATTAACAATAATTCTTGGATATTTAATTATTGCATCTTTTTGTACTATTAAGAAGTTGATGTCTTTACCATTTGTTGCATCTTTAACATAACCACCAGCAGTTTCTCCTGATGTTGTTCCATCATATAAATTAATTGCAGTATAGAATCTTGATTGAGGTACTTTTACTATTTTTGAGAATGAGGCTAATACTTCTCTTGATTTAGTTGTGTCTACTGCATGAATTGCATTGTATCCATCTGGTGTAATGTAAAGAATTCTTCCTTCAGTTGAAACTTCATCATTGTCCATTTTTGATTGTGCAGTTACTAATGCATTTAGCCACGCTGTTCCATCTGCATAAGTTCCAGCAGTTGCTTTACTAATTCCAGTAGTCCCTGCTATTTGTGCAAATGTAAATGCGTCTAATTCCATTGTTTTTAATTGATATCGTTACTATCAACCCTTTGTGCTATATGTTTCCATATAGATAAGACTATATCATCATCCTCTTTACGAGGAGCCACCCATTTCAAACTCACTTGAGTCTTACTCTCATTACGAGATAGTCGTTGAAGTTTTTATACAAATTCCCATGTGTAACCATAAGCAATTTTTTGTTTTCCATTACAACACATTCTTATTTTGTTAGCAATTGTTGCTGTGTTTTTTCTATTTTTAAATTCTTTATTATTTAACCATTCTCCTGCATTATAACTGCTTTCGAATATTTTGTTTAATTGCTTACATCTTACTTTTTTTCTTTTTGGATTATATAATAAGTTGCTTTTAGAAGCATGTTTCATATTTTCTTTTGCAGTTGTCCATTCTAAATTGCAAATCCTATTATCATATTTTTTTGCATTTATGTGATTAACTTGGGGTTTATTTTCTGGATTTGGTATAAATGCATTGGCTACAAGTCTATGTACTTGTGTCGTTTTAACAATTCCATTTTTACTTAAATCCACGCTTAAATATCCATTTCTTTTTTGATTTAATTTAAGTATTTTCCCTTTTGTCACTCTAAATTCATTGTATTTAATTTTTGCTTCTATTTTATGGTCTAAACTTTTAACCCTGCCATAATTACTAACTTGGTATAATCCTTCATAATTTTTTATATCTTTCCATATTTCCATTCGCAATTTCCTCCTCTAGTATTGCTATAATTTGTATAACTTACCTGCTGATTGCCCTTTAAGGTTTCCAGCAATTAAGGTGATTTTCTAAATATAAATTACTTTATATTGTACCCATAATATTTACGCAAATATATGTCTAGGCACTGCCTTAGTTCTTGTAAATTCTGCTCCTAGTCTACCAAATGCAACTCCAGCAGTCTCAGCGTTGTCTAATCTATCAACACCAAATTTACGTCCTCTTTCATAATTAAATTTTACAGTTTCGTTAGTTAATGTAACATCTCCATTTACATAACCACTGTTTCTGTCATAATCTCCTAATCCATCCATAGATAGTTTTGGGATTATAATTTCGTTAGCGTTTGCTCCTGCTTGTACTAATGTGCTATCTGCGTCTAAGTCGGCAGTTAAAGCGCTTTGTTTATAAACTTCGTCTAGTTTATCAATATATTTTTTAAATAATGCTATTGTATTCATTTTATCTCTTCCTTTCTTATTTTATTCCCATTATTTTATTAATATATGCATCCTCATCAAAATCTTTACTATCATGATTCTCACCAGTGTTTGCATATATTCCGTCATTGCTTTCTTCTTTCAAAAAAGCCTGTGGGTCATTCTCTTCATAAGTTTTCTTATAATCGTCATAACCCGTTAGATTACCTTCATTATCAAATTCAAGTTTCTTACTTAATAAATCTTCATAATATGCCTTTTTACTTGATTTACTACTAAACTTTTCATTTTTAATAAAATCTTTTAGTTTGTACTCATATTCCATTGATGCCATTTTATCATCACGTTCTTTAATTTCTTTGTTTAGATTTTCAACATCAATTTCATGTTGTTTTTTAAAGTCATCAAATTTACTTTGTAATTCACTTGTATCAACTTTTGATAATTCGTTAATCTTATCATTTGTTTCTTTTAGTTGACTTTCTAGGTTTTTCTTAGTTTCATTTAAACTATCAAACTTAGCCTTTGGAATGTAGGTACCGTCATTCTCAATAAACTCCTTTCCACTCAATTTGTTCTGAGTTTCCTCTGATAATTTTTCAAACTCTTCTTTGCCTATAATATCTACTAATTTCTTCATTTTATCCTCCCATATTTACCTTTATTTAAAACGTCGGCTCCGTTCTATGTTAGACACTTAAATTATACATCATTGTCAGTTTTCTGTCAAATACCTCTCTTTAAACCATTATAACCTGCTTGCCATGTTTGTAAATAATCTACTTCTAATCCTACCGACTTACTAAATGTTCTATATTTCATTTGTGCATTTCTTAATTGTTTTCTTTTGTTTTGCAATATATCTTTTGAACTGTTGCCTATATTTGCAATTTCTTTTTTCTTTTGTCTCACTTGTCTTGCATAATAGTTCTGTTTTTGTCTATTCTCATAAACTGTATCTGCTTTATCATTTATTCTTTTTATTTCTTCTTTATCCTGTGGTGGTATAAATATATCTTTTATTACATAATTGACTATATGATAACAGTTTGGCTCTTCTGTTAAATATTCATACTTCTTTTCAAATTCTTTTAAATCCATAACAACACCATTAATTACTCTATGCGTTGGTCTACAATATGGAGTTGTTGCTATCCATACTGCATCTGCTTTTATATCATCTTTTATTTTTGCGCTAATTTCATTTGCTGTTTGTTGTATTGATGTAAACAAATTTCTTTTTACTGATGCTTCTAATGTATATTCTCTTCCTTTACTTTTTAATGTTACACCTTTATTTGCTAAATCAATTAAAGTAGATTTTATTGCTGTATCATAACTCCAACCACCAGTTATAACTTTACTGTATAAATCATCAACTGCATTTATATATTCTTTTTGTGTCCTAAATGCTACGCTTCTTGTCATATTAGTTAATTCTTTATTTGTTCTGCTTATAATTGCATCAGTTATTTGCTTACTAACACTATCTAAGTTATATTCAACATCAGAATAATCATATAATTCATCATAGCCTTCTGTTTGCAACTGTTCTAACTCTTGAAATAAATCTTTTACTTCTTTTTTTCGTTGTTTACTCAGTTTATTTGTTTTATTTAATGCTTCATAAAATATTTGTTTTCCACCATTTCTTTTTAATACTGTTAACTGCGCTTTTGTAAAACTTGATATATCTCCTGCACTATTTAACTTTTTTATAATTGTATTTGTTAAGTCTTTGTTTAGTTTTTCATATAATTCTACAACTTTATTGTTTTCTAATTTTGCTAACTTTTTAGGTGTCAACATATTATCACATCCTAATTTACCCTCTTTTATTATTCGCCAATTTCTTGTGCTATTTCAGGATTAAATTCTTTTTCAATTAAATTAAGTTCTGCCATTGCTTGTTCTTTTGTTAAACCCATAAACTTCATCATATAACTTGTTTTGCTTCTTAATCCCTGTGCTATTTCATTTACATATCTTTCTTTTAATTCCTCATCTGTAACTAATATTCCGTCTTTGTTTACAACTTCAACTTTACAATCTTCTGTTACATTCTGCTTGAATACTAATCTACCAAGTAATAATCCAGCTTTGATTATATCTTCGATAAATTCATCTAGATTATTACGATATTTCTTAGCATTTTTCATTAAGTCTTGTCTATCTCCAACATATTGAGTTGCTGTTACAACTGCGCCATCACTAAATTCATAATATTTAGTCCCTAAATTAGCTTTAAAACTTAGCATATCTAGTGAGAACTGTAGTCCTGCTTTGTTTTCGTCTGCTCTTAGTTCTGGATTATATTCATGTATTAAATCTTCTTTGCTTAACTCGTCTCCAACTTCCATAAATTGTTGTTTACTTACATCATCAGGATATATTGGATATTCTTCTGTTGAATATGTTCCATCAGCATTTTTTACTCTTCTTGTTTGATATTTTATTAATCTTTTGTTGTATAATATCTTTTTCCCACCAAGTACAAAATCCATTACTGAGTTATGATATTTTACATCACAATCTTTCAACTGGTCTATTGCATTACCATATATAGACATACCTAATCCTAAGTTATTGTCTATATTATTCTCTATTGGTGTTTCTAATATACTAAACAACGGAGTTGCTGTTAATGTATGTAATTCTTTTATTACACCTTCTTTTTCAACTTCTTTCATTGTTTTAGCATTTAGATAAATATTTCTTATAACATAGCCTTCATCTTCTAACTTATGAAGTTCTATATAGTAATATTTATCTTCACCTATAAATGTATCACTTACAAATGCAACATCAATTATCTTATCATGTTCTATCTTTAATGGTATTATATTTTTGGCACTTACTTTTATCAAATCAAAATCAGTTTTTTCAGTAGGTATTAATCTACCACTTCCATCAACTTTGATGTTTTTTAATCTAATAACAACTCCACAAGTTCCACTCCAAGACGCTTTTTCTATTGCTCTTGGTAGTTCTTTGTTAAGTTTTATCTTTTCAATAAATTCTTTTACAAATTCATTGTTTTGTTCTTTATCTGTTGTTATTTCATCTTTTTCTGTAAAGATAATACTTCCCCAATCTTCACATAACCTTTTAGCCATTCCTAAAGTGTACATGTGTCTTGTTTTACCATAGTTATCTTTGTATTGATGAAATTCAACATCATTTTTATACCAACTTTCCCAAGCATCTATGTTTTGATATACCTGAGTCTCTGGTATTCCATATTTATAATTCTTGTTTATATATGCAATTATTGAATTATTCATTTTTCCCCTCCTATAATAACATTAATTCTCTGTGCCAATGTTCTATACCATAAACAAATGCATCTAAAATATCTATATCTGATGTTCCATCATCAAGCCATCTGTCTGTATCTTCTTTATCATCCTGAGTTGCTTCTTGTAAACTCTTTACTATTTCAATTGTATCTTTGCTTTTAAACTTTAACCTATCTTGCATTAATAATACACCTATTAAATGTATTCTATCTTCTATTTGTATTTTAATGCTTTCTCTAACAGGTATATGTATATTCTCATTTTCTAATGTTTTCTGCAGAAAGTCTATTAATTCAGGTTCCACTTGTATTCGTATAAGGTCGTTAATCTTATACCGTTCTCTTATGAACTGCTATATGTTTCCATATAGGTTAGACTATATCTTAATTCTATCTTAGAATTCTTACTGTTTCCACTCACTTGAGTGTACTCTACTCGGTTCGTTACCCTTTCGATAGTCGTTGGGGTTATAATTTTTGATATGAAAATATATGTCCTTTATGTGTTTTTTCAACACCTCTTGCCACTGCTGCAACATGACCTGTATTAAACCCATCTTCTCGAGTTTCTTCCACACTATTATATATTTTTATTAGTTTTCCGTCTTTATAACAATATGTTTTTTTAGCTAAACTCCACAAATTATTTTCCTTAGGAGTTACCCATTCAAGATTCTTGTAATTGTTATTTTTTCTGTTTTCATCAATGTGGTTGACATAAGGCTTTTTTTCTTTATTTTTGCAATATGCTGTTGCCACTATTCTGTGAATTCTAACATAATTTTTCTTTTTATAAAATCCTTTGTCATCTTTTCCAATCAAACCTGCATATAAATAACCGCCAGTTTTTTCATATAAATGCAAGTTCTTTTTTGTTTTGTTATTATATACATTTCCATCTTTTGTTATATAATAAACACTACTTATATTTTCATATCCTTTTAGTTTACATATTTGTATCATTTCTTATCACCTATAATATTATATCATATAATCGACACAATGCAAACATACCTTATAACCTGCTGATTGCCCAATCTTTAACATTTTTACACTTTGGTAGTTAAAGCTCTAAGGGGTTTCCAGCATTTAAGTAAGTTAAGTACCAATTTATATCCTATTTTAGCACTATCACAGAATATATAATCTATCTTTCCATAGTGAACCAATACCCATTTAACATGCTTCAAAAATCCTATTCTTAACTGCGATAATTTTACTCCAATACCATCTGAATCTTCAACACCATCTTGAGTAGTACAATCCTCTTCATCACTTCTTATAGTTAATATGTTTCTATAATCTCTAGTTATTATCTGACTACAAAATGCATGCTTACTTCCTCTTTTACCAAAATCTACCCCTGTAGTAATTAATCCAGTTGCATTATCATCAGTTAAGTATCTTTCTTTATTGTTAGCAATTAAATCAAATAATATGCCTGCATTTGCCATTCTTATGCCCAATATATCGCGTTTATACCATATACTTGACTTATCATACGTTGACAATACTTGTCTTAACTGTGTGTCTTTTATTGACATATTATCAAATATATTAAAATGTTCATAATTATAACCATATTTTGGATTTTCTTTCTGCATTCTTTCATGAAAGTCTAATATCTCAGTATAATACCAATGTGATGGTGGTTTTGGATTCAAGTCATGAAATACTGCTCTTTTATTACTTGATATAGTTCTATCAAACACTTCTTTTAAAAACTTTTGATGACATTCATTTGCTTCTGTTACATAAGCCATACCATAAGTATTTCCTTTGATATACTTTTCGTCTCCATCTTTAGCACCACCACTTACGAGCAATATCTTTTCTTTTCCATCTGCAGTTCTTACATATAAGCAATCTTTGTTTTTATATTTACCTTCTCGGCTTCTACCATCAAAATAATTTGCTATTCCATAACCATCACAATCAATTATATTCAACTTAACTGACGCTATACTTACTCCAGCTAATAAATGTAATTTATCAGGATGATTCTCTAGTAATATACAAAAACATAATGCATTGATTACGTTCTTACCACCTCGTTTACCTAACCGCCCTCAGCAACATTAAACCAACTATTTTGACATCTGTGTAAATAATTTATTGTTTTTTTGTTAAATGGTGCATAAGAGTTCATACTACCACCCCCTTTTAAAGTGATAGCCATAATATTCTCCATTTGTGTTTAAAGCTCGTCTAACATTTTCTTTAAATGTTTTTTCTTTGCAATTAATGTTTTCTATTTTTTTTATTTGATTATAACTATCTGCTATACTATAACATTTTATTATTTTATTGTTTTTTTCAGCAACTATTTTTATAGATTGCTTATTTAAACCTGTTCTAACTGCATGTTTTAAATTTTCTTTTCTAGTACACCATTCTAAATTGTCTATTTTATTGTTGTATTTATTTCCGTCTATATGATTTATGTCTAACTTATGATTGTTATTATCATTAAATGCCATCATTACTAATCTGTGTATTCTAAAATGTTTTCTCTTATTTTTTTTAAATAATTCTACACACAAATAGCCTTTGTTATCATATTGTTTTTTTATTTGTTTATTCTTATTTCTAACATTACCGAAATTAGATATTTCATAAAGGTTTTCATATCCTTTAATATCTTTCCATACTTCTTTCATAAATGTTTTCCTTTCTTATTCACTAATACTATCTTCCGTCCTATCTTCTACTGGATTATTTATTAAGTTTGCTATATTATGTAATGATTTATTAATTTGTTCAAAGTTTTCTGTGTTAGTTTCTATTCTGTCTTTCCAATCAAAATTATTCTTTAAATTAAAAATAGTAAATGTTGAATTAGATATATTCATAAGAGCATTTTCCTCTAATTGCATTTGTACTCTATCTCTTGCTTTTTTTATTGTGGGGAAATATTCTTCATCTTTAGTATAATTCACAATTGTTTTTCTATCTACATCTAAATAATATGCAAGTCCACTCATAGTGTACGGCTTATTTTCTTTATTGCAATATTCAAAATAATCTTTTATTTTACTTTCTAATTCTTCTACACTATTAAAAGCTCTTGGTCTTCCCCTTTCTGCCATATTCCACCTCGTTATTAATCTTCTTTCTTTTCTTTTTTATCTGTTTGTAAATAATCTTTAACTTCTTTTCCTTCTTCTACATATCCTTTGTAATATAATTCTTCGTATCTTGCTCTATCAGCTGTAAAAGTATCTTCTCCTGCTTTATAAAATTTCATGTTATCTTTTGAATCGTTAAAATTTACTTTTACTTTTCCTGACATTTTATAATTTCTCATATCTCTTACCTCCTTTCTATTATTTTACCATATTTTTTTATTTATAACAAATCCTTATCACTTTAATCTTTTTAGTACATATAGAAATTCATAATTATTTATATAATCCCATATTTTATCTTTTTTCCATTCTTCAAAATTTAATTTGTATATATCGTTTCTAAATTTTCTCATGTATACTACTTTTTCATGCAAATCAAAATAAGAAAAAGAGCGTACTTTCTCCCAGTACTGCTCTTTGAGGCTTTTCAATACACTAACAATTTCTTTAAAATTCCAATCTTGATTTATTTCCATAAAATCTTCCTTTTTATCCATAATTAACAGAAAAGATAGGATGAGCCTATCAAAAATATAAGTTACTTAGCAATAGATAGGGGTGATTCTCCTATTGCATATTTAATATAACATATTTTTAATTTTTTTTCAAATTCTTTGTTTCTTCTCTATCATATATTCTTTCATAATGTGGTCTTAATACTTCTATAATTGTATAATCATCATTATAAACATGATTTAAGTCATCATCATAAAATTTTAATATTGTCCAATAGTATTGTGCATATAATACTGCTTTCTCACCATTTTTGTATATCAATACATCATTTGGTAATATATCTCTTTTAGGTGATTTCATCATTGCTCTTATCATTTCATAGTTATATATATTACTTTCCATTGTTATCTCCTTTGTTTAATATGTTTAATAAATAATCTGTTTCTTTATAATTTATACAAATATGTCCTTCTTGTAATTCAGGTATATAAACTGATTTTATATAACCTATTGCTTCTTTTCTTATGTTTTCTAATTGATGATTTTCTTTTCTTAGCATATCAATTTTTCTTTTGTTTTCGTTAACAATTCTAAAATGTTCCATATTTTGTTCAGGGTTGCTCATCTTTAAATATTCATTTTCTTTTTCTAATTGTTTTACTTTTTGTTGTAAATCTTCTATTTGCTCATTTAAAGATTTTTTTATTTTGTCATAATCTTCACCATTTACTACAAATTTTAATCCATATTCTTCACTCATATTTACTTATTCTCCAATCTTATATTCCATACAACTAAATTGTTCTTTTGTTACTATTGATTTAATATTTTTACTTGTTAGCATTACTTGTTCATCGTAAGTATATAAAATATTAAGATTGGATTTTCCTGTTATTTTATGTCCATTAACATAATCTCCTACTTCTATTAAATCTATTATGTTTGGACTTGATTTGATAATTTCACTTTGTTCATATAAGGTTTCATATTGATTTTTGTCAGTAGTAATAATTTTTTCATATCCTCGAAAGTTTACCCATTCTTTTATATCTGTTATTTTTTCTATCCCATGTTTAGTTCTTACATAATCTCCTTCACTCATATTTACTTCCACCCCAATTCTTCTATTTGTTTATTTATAGCTTGTATTTCATTTATTGTTATAAAAGTTGCCATGTGACAATCATCTTCTATCAAAACACAATTTCCATACTCAGTTTGGTGAAATCTTATTCTTACATTGTCTTTTTTATTGAAATAACAAGCATCATCTAAAATACTATATATTTTCTTATATCCCAAATTTTCAAACATTTCTTGTGCACTCATATTTGCTTATCCTCCTCTAAAATATTTTCATATACTTTTCTATAATGTTTCTTATCTTTAGCATAATCTACTATTGTTGTAATTATGTGTTTATTATCTCTATCTATTCTGCAATAACACTGCATACTTAATATATGATAATCTTCAGTTACTGGAAATAAAATATCTCCTTCTATTGTTTCTATCATTTTTACTTATTCTCCTTTAATAATAATTCTTCTATTTCTTCAATGGTGTAAGGGTAATCTTTATCTAAAGCCCATATTTCAGTGTGATACCAATACTTATCTCTATCTTCAACAAATTCATATTCAAATTTATAATTTAACGTACCATTCTCTTTAAATGTGTCATAGTAATATACATTAAAATATTTTTTATCATTAATTTTTTTCTGATAAAATCTATCACAATTTTTCCATACTGGTACATCATATTGTTTATATCCGCTATTCAATAATACTTTTTCTGTCATTTATTATTCTCCTTTAATGCTTTTAGTTTATCTAAACATCTATAATAGGTATCTTCTTTTAAATTATAAATTTGGTTGCTAGTATAATTTTGATTAGTTCTACAATTGCCTAAATTATCTTCTAACCATTTTTCTAATTCATTTATTATATCAAATTGTTCATTATATTTTTTATTCCACATATCAACATCTTTTGATAACTCTTTTATTATATTATTTAGTCTTTCATTTTCATCTAATAAAGTAATGTCATTTATATTATGATTTTCTCTTAATTTACAATTTTCATTATAAATTCTTTCATACTCTTTATTTAATCTATCTATTTCTACCTTAGAATATACTATTTCATTTTTTAATTTTTGATTATCCTCTACTATTTCATTAAAAGCATTTCTATCTCCTACATATACCATTTCTAATTTACCTATAAATTCTTCTTTATTCATTTTTATCACCATTTTTTAATTCTTCTATTTTATCTAACATATCTAAAGCTCCTTCTCTACAACCCATTGCTTTTAATTCCCAACAATATTCTTCTAATTTATTAATTATATTATTTAATCTATTTAGCTCTTTAATTACTGCTTTTGTTGTTTCTACCGGTAATGAGTAACAATAGTTACCTTTTTCACTAATACTGTTTTTTAAACACTTTATTATTCCTTTATTCATAATTACTCACCTGCCTTTTAACAAATATCTTCATAAGATGTCCCAGCAAGTTCTTTTTCTGCCTCAAAAATATCTTTTATTAATTCACTTGCATATTTTTTATCTAAATCATCAATACCTATAATTTTTATAATTTCTTCTAATTGCCAATTTTCTAACAAATCCAAATTATTTAATATAACCTTCTTTTGTTTGTCAGTTATTTTATTATTATTCACAAGCCCAACCTCCATACTTATAACAATGTTTTTGTAGTATTACTTTTTCCATATCTTTTGTCTGTGATTCTTTAAAAGCATATCCAAATGCAAATCCAAATAATAATACTATTAACATTATTCCAATCATTCCTATTTTTTTTATCACACTATACCTCCTCTATTTCTAATATTACTTTTGTTTCTTTACCATAACTAAACTCATCAGTAAATCCAGTTACACATCTTCTATTATCATCAGTTAATTTGCCTTTTTTTACCATAGCATCTAATATAAATTTTTTAGCAAAACAAATATTGTCTAAATCTCGCCTTTTATTACCCTCTACCCATTGAAAATGTATTTTAATAGGATTATTCCAGTCAGGCATTTTCATTAAATAAAAGCCTATTTCTCGCTCTATATCAGCCTTATATTTTCCTGCTTTAAATTTATTTGTTCTACACACATTCACATATTCATTTAAACTAGGTAATTTCATTGGTATTTCTATTTTATACATATAACTTACTATCCCTTTCTATTTCGCTCGGACTGCGAGTTTCTATTCCCTGTTGCTCGCATTCTTGAATTAATCCATTTAATAAAACTGCGAACTCATCTGTTCTAAGTTCATGAGAGGGAGTATATACATGATATACATTAAACCTTTTACCATTTTTTATTATAGTAGATTTTTTTTCGTAATACTCAATACCTGTTATTTTTGTATCTTCAGGAACTAACATCTCCCATACTGTACTATAATTTTTTAACATATCAAAATGTATCTCTCTCCAACCTTTTCTTAACTTCTTTGCAAGTTCGTTTAGTAATTTCCAATACTTTGCATTCTGGTCTTTGTTTCTTTTTTCTTTATAATTGCCAACTTTAAAAACACCATTTTCTTGTTCTAATAACCAATTAATACATTGATTCTTATTTCCTATCATTTTATTACCTTTATTGCTCTAGACCTATTGTCTTCTACTTCAATATAACCTTTTCGCTCTAGAAGTCTTAATCCGTGTCTTACTGCACCTACACTTTTGTTAAGAGCTTCCCCCAACTCATTCAAAGTTGGAGGATAACCATTTTCTATTTTATATTTAATAATTGCATTATATATATTTGCTTGTTTTTGTGTTAATCCTTCTTCCATTATTTCACCTTCCTATATTTCTTCTCTTATCTCTTTTATTAGTTCATCTATATTATCCTCAATTACACCCTTTATCATATCATCTGTAATATATACATGAGGATTATCTTCTTTGTATGTTTCTATATCAAATAATATTTTTTCCATTGTTACATCTCCTAATCTATATATTCCCAATAAAAGCCACCTGCTGTATTTCAATCAAGGAATTGGTCATTTATATCTATCTCCTCTGCAAACTCCTGAAAAGCACTTGTATTATCTTGCTTTTTTACTTCTTCTTTTATCTCTTTTGCTTTACTTGATAAAAAGCTTATTTTATTTGCTATAAAACTATAATCATAATGTTTATTTCCATTTTTATCTTCCCAATTTTGATTCTTAATAGTTGCGTATACTCCCATCAAATCACCTTTTTTGCAATATTTATGAGTTGTTTCTGCCATATTACCAAATACTGTTATTGGTAAGAATGTAGTATCATCTTTCCCATTATTTACTGCAAGCATCACTCTAATTACTGCTTTATTACTTGTTGTATATTTTAATTCTATATCTTTTGTTATTCTTCCTACGCACATATAATTATTCATTATTTTACCTCTTTCATTTTATTTTTAATCATTACTTCTTTTAATTTGTTTCTAAACTTAGCCATTGGTGAAGCATATATATAATGCCTACACCAACTGCAAACATTTTTATCTCCATTAAGTACATACTGTTTATGTCCACAATACTCA